CAGATGTTGAGATACTACTAAAGACATTCCGCAGAAACTTTGGATTGGCTTACTAAAATGTCAATGACCAATATTAATGGCGTACGAGATGCCTTAAAAAAGAATTTGCAAACAATTACAAATTTAAGAATTTATGATTTGATTCCTGATGTAATTGTTCCACCATGTGCTATAGTTGGCCAATTAGATTTCACTTTTGATATTGATAATGCTCGTGGTTTAGATCAAGCATCTGTTGATATTTATGTGATTGTTCAAAGAATGTCAGAAAGAAGTGCACAAGATAAACTTGATAATTTCTTGGCTGGAAGTGGTAAAGGTTCAATTAAAACTGCTTTAGAATCAGACAGATCATTAGGTGGACTTGTTGATACACTCAGAGTTATAAGTGCAGACAGTGGCACATATTCTTCTGGAGATCAAAACTTTTTATCTTATCGTTATAACCTCACAATCTGGGGATAAGGAGAACAAATGCAATATGTAGTAACCTCAAATAAAAAAGTTTGCGGTAAGGTAAAAGATGATAAACTTACTGTAGATGATATACTTGGTGCAGGAGCAAATGTAGAACATTTACTTGCATCTGGTCATATCACAATCGCAAATGCAGGAACAGCAGTAAAAGCAACACCAGCACCAAAACAGGATTTCTCCTTTAATGAAGAAGAGCCTGCATTTCAATCAGATAACTCAGAAGGAGAAAAAGAATGGCAAGAATAGTATTAACAAATGTAAAAGTATTAATCGGAGCAGTTGATCTAAGTGATCATATCTCCAGCGTAAGTCTTTCAACAACATACGATGTTCTAGAGACAACAGCCTTTGCAGCAGGAAATGTTCCTGAAGCAGCAAAGTCTCGTATTGCAGGTCTAGCGGATAACTCAGTAACTTTTGAGTTCCACCAAGATTATGCAACATCAGAAGTTGAAGCAACAGTTTACCCACTATTGGGAACAGTTGCATCAGTAACAGTCTCACCTACATCAGGTACAGTCGCAGCAGATAACCCAGAATATCAATTTAATGCTTTGATTTCAGAGTGGACACCACTCAATGGAGCAGTTGGGGAATTAGCAACAGCCTCTGTTACATGGCCAATCTCAGGTGGCATTGTCAAGGATGTAACTCCTTAATCATGGCTAAAATAGTTTTAACTAACGCATATGTTGTATTTGAAGGTACTAATGATTTTAGTGACCATATTTCCAATATAACATTGTCTACTGTTCATGACATTCTTGATGTGACTCCAGTTCAGGCTGGAGTTATTTATAAGGAAGTAATTGCAGGAGTTGGAACTAATTTAGTCACCTTTGACTTCTACCAAGACTTTGCCTCTGACTCTATTGAACAATTTTTTAATGGAGATGGAACAAGTGTCAGTCGTGTAGGAACTAAGGTATCATGTGTCGTAAGACCTTTAAGTACAGCAAAATCTGCAACAAATCCAGAATATCAGTTTGAGGCATTAGTTACTGAGTGGAGTCCACTCAATGCTAGTGTTGGCCAATTAAGTACAGTTTCTGTATCCTGGCCTATCTCTGGTGCAATCACAAAAGATGTAACACCATAATACAAACTATACCTTGAAAGGGGACATAAAATGGATGGACTAAGTATAAAAGTAAAGACTAGCGATGGAGAAGAAGGAGTATATCCTCTTCGTCCAAAGACACTTGTTGCGTTTGAACAAAAATTTAACAAGGGTTTTGCTAAACTCCTAACTGAAGATCAGAAATTAGAACATATCTACTTCTTGGCCTGGGGAGCCATGAAGGATGCTGGAAAGGCCGTAAAGCCTTTTGGAGAAGCATTTCTAGACACTCTTGACAGTGTAGAGTTAGAGTCTGACCCAAATTCCGAATCCACAGAGACAGCCTAACCTATACGCTAGCAATGGTTTCTGTGGAGACTGGGATTTCTCCAGTAGATTTGCTTGAAGCACCTGATGGTGTACTTGAAGCAATCGTTATTTATATTAAAGAACGATCAAAGGATGCGGGTAGGTAATGAGAAAAAACGTAATAGTGTTAACTGGAGTAAAGGAAACACTAAAGTCATTAGAGCAGTTTGACAAAAATGCAGTAAAAGAATTTAAAAAAGTTATTAATTCTGAACTGAGAAGTGCTAAAAAAGATGCACAAAGTTTTGTCACTGCAGAACCTCCACTTAGTGGTTGGAATACTCAGCCTGCTCGCAATCCTCGTTCTCGTGGTGGTGCTGGTTGGCCAGCATGGGATCAAAGCATAATTAAATCAGGAATTAGTTCTAGCAAGGCAGAAGGAAAAGTTAACAGATCAAAAGGTTACACTACTTCTGCTGGTGCATTAAAGAATAAGTCTGCTGCTGGTGTTATTTATGAATTAGCAGGAAGAAAAAATAAGTTTAGCAAGTTTAATAAGAATCTAGGGATGCAAGAAGGAAATGCTTCTCGTTTAATCTGGAAATCTGTTGATAAGAATAAAGATAGAATTGTTAAAAATGTTGCAAAAGCATTTGATGATGTTAAAAAAAATTTACAGAAAAATTTAAATATGAGAAGGAGTTAATGATATGGCAGCAGGTGCAGTTCTTGCCAGAATTCTTACTCAGTATTCTGATAAAGGAACAAAGGCAGCAGCAAAAGACTTTGCAGTAATGAGCAAGAAGATTGACAGGTTTGCAAGCAGAGCAAGGATAGCATTAGGTGCTGGTATTGCTGGTGCAGGTGTCTTAGCAGTGAAACTTGCAGCAGATGCAGTAAAGGGTGCTGCAGCAGATGAAAAACAGCAAGCATCCTTAGCGGTTGCCATTCGCAATACAACCAGTGCTACAGAAGAAGCAATTGTTGCCAATACTAGGTTCTTAGATGCACTTGAATTACAACTTGGCATAGATAATGAACAATTAATGCCTGCACTGCAAAAATTAACAATGGCTACAGGAGATTTAGGTCAAGCACAAAATCTTTTGGCTTTATCCATAGATGTTTCAGCAACGTCAACTAAAGGATTAGACGCAGTTTCGTCAGCACTTTCAAAAGCAATAGGCGGAAACTTTGCTGCTTTGAAGAAACTTAACTTACCTCTTGATGAAAATGTAATTAAATCAAAGAATCTTAGTAAAGTATTACTTGATCTTGCTAAAATAAGCAAGGGACAAGGCGCAGCAGCAGCAAATACTTTTGCTGGTAAACTTGCAATACTAAAACTTTCCTTTAATCAAGTAATGGATCAACTTGGTGTAGCCTTAATGCCTGCAATTATAACATTGGTAAACTATATAAGTGCAGAGGTTATTCCAAAACTAAGTGAATGGATGTCACTAAATGAAAAATTTGTTTCAGATGAACTTGTAAAGTTTACTGAAACTCTTTTGAGACTAGGAAAAACATTAGTAAAACTTGCGTTATTTGTTGACAAATACTCTTGGCTAATTGTTCCTCTGGCAGTTATTTCAAGTTTTAGTTTTCTTACAGCCCAATTGGCCATCATACGCGGCACAGCGAAGATCCTTCTGGAAGCAGTAATTAATCCATTATTTAAAAGATTAGGAAAAGTTGGGTTTGTTCTTAAAGAAATTGGTGAAGGATTTAAAACAGGTGGAGTAACTGGTGCATTAAACAATATTAAAATATTTATTGACTTAGTAAGTAAGAGAGCCAAGATATTAATAGGACTTCTCGGTAGTATTGGGCTTATTTATGGTCTTATTAAAGGACTTAGTGGACCAGATGATAAAGAGATTCTAGCACAAATGAGGGCTGATCAAAAGAAAGCCTTCCAAAAAGAAAAAGATTTAAAGAATGAAGCAGCAATCTTGGCTTCCCAAGCAAAAGTTAATAAAGAAGTTGCTGATGAAATTGCAAGGTCTGCTGCAAAGTCTGCAGCAATTCAAGCAAAGGCAGATGCTGCTAAATTAAAAGCAGAAAAAATGCTTGCAGATCAAAAAAGAAAGTTGTCTGCTCTTGGCGTAAAAGCCATAACAGAAGAAGATCCTAAGCAACTAAACGCTGCAATTGCTCTCTTAGAAAGACAAAAAGATGTTAATGCTGCGGATAGAGCAAGAGTTGAAAGAATGAAGGAAGAAATTCTTCTTCTAAAGGTAAGAAATGACTTAGCAGTGAGATATGGTGATATCCTTAAGGCATTAGCAGATAATAAAATAACTACACAAGAAGTTCAAATCCTTGCACTTAAATGGGGAATTACAACTGATGCAGTAAATGGATATTTGTTACAACTTAAGATTGTTGAAGATGGAACAATTAGCGATTCTGAAATAATTGCCCTTGCTAAGTCTTGGGGAGAAACACAGGATAAAGCAGCACAATACCTTGATTTTTTCCAGGCATTAAATGACGGTATCCTAAGTGATGCTGAAATACAAAAACTTAAATCAAAATGGAGTCTGACAGAACAGCAAGTTCGTATGTATGCAGACTTTGTTGGTGTTGTTAACGATGGGAAACTAACAGATACTGAAATTGTTAAGATTCAAGGTAAGTGGAAATTAACCACAGATCAGGTTGTTG